AATTAGCTACAGTTACTGAACCATCTGTTTTAACAAATTCTACTTGTGGTATTGATACAAAGTTTGTACCAGTAATAGTTATATCTGTTGCAGTAGCAGGTGCAATTGTTTGAGATACATTAGCTACAGTTGGTTTTGTTTCTGTTGCATCTACCCAAGTTAATTGATTTGTACTAGAACCATTAGTAGCAAGTACTTGTCCATTTGTACCAACTGAAGTAGGGAGTATAAGATTATAAGACTGCCCTGCAGAATGTGCAGGTCCAGCTATAGAAACTCCATGTGAATTTTGTGAGCAATTAAGAATAAGTTTTCCATCAGCACTTGAACCATCACCTTTAATAGTTAATCCAGGTGTAAATTCTGTTTTA